AAAATTGCCAACCCTATCTTTATCATCTTTTATTGCTATTTCTGGATAAATCATCTGGAATTTATCAGACCTTACTAAGTCCCTACTCTTTTCTGCTGATTCCAACGCTAAATCAAATGACCATGATGCTGTAATAAATTTCATCCAATACCATCTGGACCAACACCATACTGGAAGCATTATAGATACTATTGTAGTTTTACTTGATCCTGGTGGTACATTAAATAATAAATCTTCTTTTTTAGGTAGATTCATTGCAACCCTTTCCATTGTTTCTTGGCAGGTATTACAAATAAATTCAATATGCCAGTTTGTTTGAAATTTTTCTGATGATACTTCCGACCATGCCCATTTTACGAAGTTATAGAAACTCCTATTGTTTAATTCCCTTTGTGCAATATACGGATTTTGAACTAACCAAGTCATTATTTTTGTCTTGGTTTGCTCTACCGTTTCCTCTTTTACTTCGGGAATTGGTTTCATTCGTTTTGATTTAATTATTTGCTGTTGCATTTTCTTTTTGTAATGCTAATTCAATCCCTTTATTCAATGCCAACATTAAATCATTATCTGTTATCATTTCTGGATTTTCTATTTGTTGTAGGTATTGTACGTTTATAGAACCTGAATGATTTATATTAATATTTAGATTATCTGCCCATATATCCCTTTGTCTTGTTGCTAATATCTTTTGGGCTGCAAATGCGTTTGGTGGGTAATATTTAATTGTAGGCACATAAATAGGAATTGTTCTGGAACTGATTACTTTTCCTTCATCATCATAAAATTTTTCTGTACCTGATAGGATTACTGTGTCTGGGTGTTCAAATCCTATTGCTGAACGAAAAAGTGCATCAGCTACTTTTGCCAAGGCATTTTCTTTTCCATTTTTCAAACATTTCATGAATTTAGGATTGTTTCTTTTCCAGTAATCCATAGTACCTGTAGATATGCCCCAGATTTCTTCTGCAACTACTTTCTCAGTTAACCCGAGTTTCATGTACATTTCAATCTCTTTGTAATATTCAGGCTTAAATATTCCTATTGCACCTGCATTATTTGGATTTGAAGCTTTTTTTACGTAACCACCCATAGAATTTTGTGTTTGAAAACTTAAAATTAAGTTTTTTAAATGGGTTATTTATAAAGAGTTAAAAAGTTTATTAAAAAAAAGTCATTATTTTTTAAAAAAAATTATCCAAAACATTAGTTTTTTTAAAAAAAGTCTTTATCTTTACCTCATAATTAGTTCATTGAATTTTTGGAATTAAAACAGCGGAAAGGGTCCACTAAATACCCTGACAGTTAGCTGGTAACCGAAATGAAGGGGTCCAGCCGTAAAATCCCGAAAGATCATAACGAATAGGGAAAGCCAAAGTTTTAATTTTCAATATTTCTTCATAAATCCAAAAATACATTACCGGCTCAGTATACCTTAAATAGCTCGAAACTATTATTTATACTTATTTTACTCCTTTTACGTGTTAATAGGGTTCGATACCAGCGAGAATAGGGAATGAAGGATGGATATGTTTTTGGGTAGGTTGGTTGCATAACGTAATGTTCGATTCATTACCTACTCTCTAATTTTTTTAACATAAATTTATTTACAATTTAAAAACTTGAAAAATGGAAACAATGTACTTATCAACAAACGTTCAAAGTAAAGCTTTCAGGGGTGCAACTTACAAACAAATTGAATTCTTGAAATCTTTTAAAGATACTGAAATTCATACCTCATCTTCACAAATCATGAAGCGTATTGAAATAAGTGAAATGAGTGAGGCAATTGACTTTGCAAAAGCAGGTGGTAAGGTAGTAATTGAATAACCATGATCTACTCCCGCAGAACCCTACTAAACATGATTTACGAAACTGAGGAACAGCAACAAATCATGTTTAAACGCTTCCTTCATTGGAGTGACTACGAATTTTTACAATTTGCAAAACAACACTTCCCAGGCTTAATCAGTTTGGGATATAACCGATTTACGATATGAAAAGCCTGAAAGAAACCATCATGGAACGGGATGAATTAACCAGCTCAGAAGCTGATGAATTAATTGAAATTGCACGGGAACGTATTTATGATGAGGGAGACGACCCCGAAGAAGTTTTACACGAGGAATTTGGTTTGGAACCAGATTATATATTTGATCTTATTTATTAACCTTTTTAATACTTTAATTTTATGACAACAATAGAAAAACAAGAATTGAAAGTTGAAAAACTTAATTGGAGACAAGAAATGCGTAACTTTTTTGGACCAACTTGGACAAAAAGAACAGCCTGTAGAAAAACCAAAAACGGCACATACCAAATGAATACTTCAAATAATTGATTGATTTTATCGCTGTGCTATCGGCATGACGGGCAACTTATATCAGCAGCATGGCAGGAACCAAAATAATACGGTTTTCAAGTTCGATTCTTGGTGCTGGTACAAACCTAAATTAATAAAAAATATGTACACTCCTACTTTCTTCACAGCAGAAGCCTTCCCAAATTCACATATAGAATTTGATTCAGATGGCATAAAACTCCGTGTGAGTTTGAATATTGAAAAGTCAATGCGCTCGTACCTTTCCCCAAATAATGTATTTGCTGGAGATCAACGTTGGGTTTATTCTCTTTGTATGAGAGTTGAGAACCCTTGCTTAGCTACTTTGAAAGCTACTTATGAACTCCTTATGACCCGGGCAATGATTAATTGCAGGTTGGCAAAACAGGAGGTATTAGATCATCAAATTCGTTTATTAATTTGGAATTATAAAAATTAAGATTATGAAAAAATTAGTTATATTTCTACTTATTCTTTTTATTTGTTTTGGTTGTGTAACTACTAAAATACCACAGAAAGTATTAATTGAAAGAAGTGGTTATTATACCCTACAAGAAAAGGAGAAGGATTATTCTTATCCAAAGATTTTAAATTGGACTAAATAATAATAATGGAAACACAATTATATCAAGTCAATCAACTATTTGCTAAAGAAAAAAACATTCCAGCTTTCTTTGTCGCAAATAGTTTAGTTCGTACACAGAAAGCAACCTACGTTTATGGGCATGGAACGCTCGAAACCACAAAGATTGGTGTTTGCTGTATCTGTGGTAAAACTTTAACTCATCCTGTTTCTATTGAATTGGGGATTGGACCTGAATGTGGTTCTCACTATTGGGATTGGGATTTGGTTGGTGGTTACTCAATTGAAAACCAGAAACGCCTTATCTCTGAAATGAAGATTAAAATTGCTGGGATTAAAGTTGACTGCTGGATACCAAACACCTGCATTAAACAGATTTTACCTTCAACAGAAGTAATTACTACACCAGCTGATCATCCTATGCTTAAACCCCGGGAAATAGCCAAAAAACAGGCATCATATAAAGAAGACAATTGGATCAAAATTGAATTTCCTTTTGATATGAAAACCGTTGAGCAAGTTAAAACACTCCCTGATCGTAGGTTTAATCCTGATGGCAAATACTGGATTTGTCCTTTAACTTCGGATAATATCTCAAAATTACAGGAATGGGGATTTATTATTGATTCAAATTTACAATCACATGTTAAAATACCAGTTACTGTAAATGATGTTTCTGAAATTCAGATTCCCGGGTTAAAAGGCAAATTATTTCCTTTTCAGTCAAAAGGGGTTTCATTTATTGAAGCAAAAGAGGGTAGAGCATTAATTGCGGACGAAATGGGCCTCGGCAAAACGGTACAGGCATTAGCTTGGTTACAACTTCATCCTGAAAAACGGCCTGCTATTATCGTGGTTCCAGCATCTTTGAAACTTAACTGGCTAAAAGAAGCTGAAATGTGGATACCTGAACCAAACGTGGAAATCCTATCAGGAACGA